TATGGGCTTTAAAAGCCAATGTGATTTTTTATTTCAGCTATATTCCGTATCGTACCGAGCACCGATGTACTAGCTACACCAAGCAAACTACTTTAAAACTATCTCCAGTGAAACAAGGTCATTGTCTGAAAGGACAGTGCCTTTTTTGTTATTCTGAAGTCGAACCGTCTTTTTATAGTAGATCACAGAAATAAAGGACCTCAGGAACTGATTCTTCTGATAGGCCGATACCGTATCATCCTCTAACAGATTAATGGCCTCATGAAGAGTTGCCTTGATCTGCTTCGTGTTTATCGGTTCGTTCAGTTTCTGCTTTTCCGCTTCGATCTGAGCGTTCAGTGCGATTCGCTTTTCATTCAGAACGCGGTTACGCTCAATAAATACCTTTTCAGTATATGAGCCATGTTCCAGATATTCATATAGTTTCTGTTGTCTTTCTTCCAAAGAGGCCAGTGTCGACTCAAGCTCAGACAGAATCGTCTCATGCTGCTTGACGGAGATCAGACTGCTTGTCTGTACATCCACCTCAAAGTCATTTAAATGCTGCTTAAGCCCTTTGATGACTTCTTCCGTGATCGTCTTTTCCGTAGTTCCATGGCATCCACAGTGAGAAGAACGTGGACAGAAGTATCGTATCGAGCCGTCTGCCTTGACCTGACACTTCATGGCATGATTGCATACAGCACATCTCAAGAGTCCTCTGAACGTGTTTCGGAATGTGGTGCCCTGACTGATTCGTGGAGCCTTGCCTTTCAGTTCCTGCACCTTCTGGAAGGTCTCCTTGTCTATGATGGCCTCATGCGTATCTTCTACGATAATAGGCTTTTCCTGATAGACATCCTTCTTTTTGATCTCACCGTTGATAAGGATGCGCTCACGCTTTCTTCGGTTCCACACGATGCATCCTGTATATGCCTGATTGCCAAGAATACGCAGAATAGAGGACTGTGTCCAGTAGCTTATTCTTCTTGGCTTGATGTTCAGTTCATTCAGTTTGTTGGCGATGCGCTTGATGCCGTAGCCACTCAGGTACAGATTATAGATCATCTTCACGTACTCGGATTCAACTGGATCCACTACCAGGTACTGCCTTTTTCCTTCTCTGACTTTCTGATAGCCATAAGGCGGTTCAGGGGAAATGTAGTTTCCTTCAAGTACGGACTGTTTGGTTCCACGCTGCATGATGCGTACAGAGTATTCAAAGTACTCACGGCCACGCATAAGCTCATCCTGGAAGATTCGACAGTCGAAGTCATCCTTCAGGTTGAAGATCTTCATAGGTGTGTAGATAAGAGTGTTGGAGTATTTGAAATACCGTACTATGGTTCCACACTCTACCAAATCACCACGGGAAAGACGCTGTGGCTCGACCACGAGAACGCCCTTGATCGTACTGGATTCGATAGCTCTGAAAAGAGCTTTGACCTGAGGTCTGTCTGAGATCATCTCACCGGATACGACTTCACGGTAGATGCACTCCTCTGGAATTGCATGTCCAAGCTGGTTTGTAGCAAAGTTCTGTAGAATTCGTTCATGCTTTGCAAGAACCTCCTCTACAGTCTCGTCGGGATTGTCCTGACGAGATTTTCTTAGATACATAAGGTACTCATTCATTGTTCTTGTTTCCATCCTTTCTGAAATATGTTAAAATGAGCACTGTAAAAGGTGATTTTAGCAGGTCATAATTTTACAATGCTGATGCAGTTCTGTTGGCGCAGACTGTATCGATCTATCCTTCACTGTTGGCGCGGTGGAGGATCTTTTTTTATTGTCTTGAAATTGACTTTTAGCCTTGTACAAGTATAATATAAGTACAGATCAACTTGCGAAGGATAAACGCTGGGTCCCAGAATGGGGTAGGTGAGTAATCACTGAGCATTCCTATGTGCCGGGGGTTGATCTCTTTTTATTTTTGTTTCAAGCTGTCAACGAATCCAATAGGATTCTTTTTTATTTCATCTACAATGAAATCAACCAATTTTTCAGAATAAGTATAGGAAGTGTAATTTCCTAAAGAATGTTTATATGAATATTTATTATCCTCTTTGATGTCATAAAATTCGATAAATAAACTTAGCACATATGAATTGAACCCACTCTTGTATCCAAGTTTTATATTGGCCTTTGAAAGTCTGTTGTTTACGACTGCAATAATATTGTTAAAGGTATATTTATGAGTATTTGCGGGATCCTTTAATTCTTTAACTATAGCCACTTTATTTTGTGATTCATTACACATTGAGACAAAAAAGTCAGCTTCGTCTTTTTTCTTGGTTATATATAAATTCTGTTTAATTGGAATCGCAAATTTATCTGAATTATATTCCTGAGTCAATATGTCAATTTGATTTGATTGCTGAATAAAGCGTTCTGCAATTTCTGCTGGGTATTTTAATCTTATTTGTTCGTTTGATAATGGTTCATAATTTGCTGTTATGGTCAGAAAGTTTTGAGCAATAAATTTTGTTATATCCACACTGTGAAAACGACATATTTCATTGACAAAGTTTAAGACACAAGCCTGAAATAAGGGAGCATACTTTGCTTCGTAGTCTTCTGTAATGAAATGAGTGCTCATATTTCTCAACTCAATGATTTTTTCTAGATTTAATCTAATTCTGGTATTTTTATCAGAGTATATTTTTTTGATTGTTGGCTCTAAGCTTAATGTTCTCCCGGACTTGTCGCTGTAATAAATGTTTTCATTTCTGTTTAGCAATTCAGCCTTTAGCATAAGTTCCCAGGCATTGCATATAAAGAAACTAAATCCTTCGATTCTATATTTTATAGTTGGCTTGTTATATATTTCTAGGCCCATAATAAAGGCTTCGATACTTTTATCTACTAATTTTTGCTTAATTTCATTCATTCCGTATCTCCTTAAGTTTTCAAAAACTTATAAAGTAAAAACCTCCAATCCAATAACAGGAAAGGAGGTCTACTAGTCGCCTCGAAAGCAACCATTTCTTTTCCTATTATAGAATTTTATTGTTTAGGTATCAATTGTTTTAATTTATTATTTATATATGGGGTTCCAAAACGGTACCCCATCCAAAGAGAACACTGAAGAACAGGAATACACCGTCTATTGTGAAGAACGCCTAGTCCGTGTTCTTTTTTTTGTTTGATCAAGGGGAGCCCTGTTTCAGGGCGTCAGGTCATGCCTTCCAAGGGGGGCTACGTTTCACGGCCCCCTTTATAAGCTAGGCCACATGTCATATTTTATTTGTTGTCCTTTAATCTTTCACACTCCATACGAAGAATCATATCTACTGTATGCTTACCTTTATCATCCAGGGCCCTGTATTTATCTATAATATCTTTTTCATCTTCAGACAGCGTATAACTTGGAGTAGTGTTTATATGAAACATTTGATCGCCATCAAGCATTTCAAATAATTGTATTGTGCTATAGCCCATTACAGATGCAATTTTACCTAAAGCTTCTACGCTGGGGTTTGAATCTTCGTTGTTTATTATATTTGTTATATATGTATTAGATAGTTCACTTTGCCTAGAAAATTCTCTGATAGAGATATCGTGTTCTTTAATATAGTCTTTTATTATCTTTCCTAATTTCATATAGTGCTCCTTTCAAGTCAACTATACAATACATAATTTAAAAAATCAATAAAAATGTAATTTATAGTTGACACTACATATTGTGTAAACTATAATTGACAATGAAAGGAGTGATCGACATGAAAAACAAAGTGAAAGAATATCGTGTTGAACAGAATCTGACACAAGAGGAATTGGCAAAAAAGGCAAATGTATCTCGTTATTTAATCTCAAGAATTGAGAATGGCGATGATGTTAACATCACTAAAAATACAATGCTTAGTATCGCGGAAGCCTTAAACTCAAATGTGTCAGATATTTTTTTATTCTAACTGTCAACAATAGTGGACGGTTATAGCGAATAAGATATCTGAGATATAGAAAGGAAACCAAGTAAAATGAATGACCTGCAATTATTTAAATTTGAAAACAAAAAAGTAAGATCTTTATGCATTGATGGAGAACCCTGGTTTGTTGGTAAGGATGTCGCAAATATTCTAGGATACTCAAGGCCAAAGGATGCTCTAGCAAGGCATGTGGATCAAGAGGATAAGGATGTAACAAAATGTGACACCCCTGGTGGAGCTCAAGAAATGACTATCATCAACGAATCCGGACTGTACTCACTGATATTATCCAGCAAGCTTCCAAGCGCCAAGGAGTTCAAGCACTGGATCACGAGTGAAGTCCTACCACAGATTCGAAAAACTGGAAAGTATGCTCCAAAGCCTTTATCAAGAGAAGAGCTTCTGGCCAAGGCCGTACTGGAAGCCGATACGATGATCAAGGAGCAGAAAGAACTTATTGAACAGAAGACAAAGGAACTGGAAGAAACAAATAATAAATTAGAGGAACAGAAACCGAAGGTAATCTTCGCCGAGAGCGTGGTTGCCAGTGACTCGGCCATCCTGATCAGAGAGCTTGCTCATCTGATCAAGCAGAACGGATTCGCGATCGGTGAGAAGAGACTGTATGCCTGGATGCGTGAAAGAGGATATATCTGTAAAGGATCCTGCGAGCCGACACAGAGAGCCTTGGAGCTTGGTCTGTTTGAGATCATAGTACGTACTGTACAGCGTGGAGACAAGAGCCCTCTTGAAACAAGAACAACGAAGGTGACTGGCAAGGGTCAGGTGTACTTCATCAACAAGTTCTGCAGCGGCCGACAGGATGAAGATATTGAGGATGAGGAGAGCCTGGTGTGAAAGGGGGCACGAAGCTGAAGGACTTCAGAAACCGTACAGGCCTGGAACAGAAAGAAATGGCAAAGGAGATACATGTTTCACCTTCATACTACTGCAAGGTTGAAACGGGATATCGAAAACCGAGCTATGCGTTCCTGCTTAAGTTCAAGGACAGATTTCCAGATGCGAACATTGACGAGTTGTTTTTCAGTAAATAAAAACTGCCAGTTGTTAAGGAACTGACAGCGCACTCTTTGTTTACTTCTTCAACGCCCTTAACCCGTTGATACCATCAACTTCAAGCAGTTCGCCTCTGCTATAAAACCCCTATAAGATGGATGGATCGTTGAAACTTCTCAGTAAAGACCATAAGGACACAGTCTCTCCTAGTTTACGACTTTTGTTTGTCGGTTACTGCCTGAGATACGCAGAATGTAGTTCTCAACTATCCCAGAAGAATAGGGAAGGTCAAAAGTTTTTTCAACTTAATCACCTCCGTATTAATACTATCACAATATGGAAATTAACAGAAAGGAAGAAGTTATATGAGAAAAGATGAGTTAGATACCCTATTAGGTCTGATTTCAAAACTAAAGCCAAATGAATGGGACCAAATTGTACTTTATGTACAAAGAAAGTACTCTTCCAAAAAGGCGAGTGTACCAATGCCGAGTCTGGAAGAGCTGAGAAAATATTCTGTTAGTTATGATTTCCCTGGACTTGTGACGACACTATCTGAACGTGATAAGGACTGATTCTGTAGTCGGTTCCCATATAAAGGATATTCAGATAAGGGAATTCATAAAAAGTATCTGGAGACCTTCGTGTAAGTGGGGCATAAAGATAAGCATTTTCTTCCCACCAGACAAGAGGACTAACCTGATTCGGTCCCATTTTACATTTGGGATCATCATTTAGGCAAACCCAGTTACCAATTAAACAGGCATATATCTTAGCCATTTGCTACACCTCCTTTCAAAAGGAGATTGTATCACAGGCTAAATCAGAAAAAGTATGCTACGAGCATACAAAGGAGAAATTTAAATGGATGAAAATGAAGTAAAAGATCTTAAAAATAAAGCAAAAGAGCTCCTTAACACTGTAGATCCTGAAAGAGAGATAAGCACAATAGCCATTGCTGTCAAGCTTGAGGGTTTGGATCAGGTAAACGAGGAAATTGACAAAATGCTTATTAAATTAGAAAAAGCCAACTCATTGGCAGATGAATTGACTTCAAAATTAAAAGCTGATCCAGATGACTTAAAGGCACTTGCTAAGCCTTTGCAAGAGTACTTAACAAGTCACTTTAACCCTATGTGTTCTGTAGTTGTAGATGTAGACAGAGTAACTGTTGTAAGCAGGGAATTGTCTATTCCAACAGATTAAAAAAGTATGCTACGAGCATACAAAGGAGAAAAAGAAAATGAATTGGTACAAAGCTTCAAATATTTGCTCAATTATTGCAATACTGATTTCTATTATCAGTATCATCGTTACAACGTATAAGGCACTGCATTAAGAGAAAACGCCATATCTTAAGAAGTGCATATAAATATGAAATTTCTCTGAACGGTATTTGCGGTGCCATTTCCCAGGTTAGAAAGGAAAACCTGTCGCCGCAAGATACTGGATCCTGTAATTTCGTTCGAGTCATATGACAACGCTCTTTCAGTCTGCGCTCTACCTACCTCACATTCAAAGCACCTGAAAGAAAAAGTAGTCAAAAAAAATATAGTAAACCCCTTTAGCAGAGATCCAGAAGCTTTTAGCAAGGACATGAAGATACCAACTTTTCGCAAAAAACAAAATGTCCTAGTGAAGTGGCACCACAAATGCCGCTCAGAGATAAGAAAGGAAACATATGTACGAAACAAAAGAAGATTATGAAAAACTGAGAAAACAGTTTATTGAACAGTACGGAATCGATGAAGCAACAGAAGAGTTCTTCCAGGTTCTGTATAAGAAAAGACTGCAATATCATCTGATCATCGCAGTCCTAGGCTCATTAGTACTACTACTGTTAGTACTGAGACTATTAGAGATGTGATACCCGCAACAAGCTGCGGCCACAGTGTTCCATAGAAAAACCGGTTTCTTCTCCAGACACAGTATCTGAAGTAAGTATCCGTCAGTTCATAGAAAGTGGACTTCATGACTTTAGTCTTCGTTGTATCACTGAATTCATAGCGAGCCTCAAGAAAATGTAAGGTAGTAAGCTTTCTGGTAGTTTCTTTACCAAAGTAGGCCTCCGTTACTTGTTTCTTGATCCAGCGTAAACAGAACAGTTTATATCGTTCGTGAATATAAAGATTTATGTCTTTGAAATTTGTATTCATAAGTATGATCCTCCTGACTTAATTATATCAGGAGATAAGAAAGGAAATAACATTATGCCAACCGCAAAATCAACATCTAGAGCAAAGACCGTAAAGAAGGCCGATGCCATTATGGAACAGCAGTGTGAGCTTGCTCCATTCGCAAACAACTCACATGAAACAGAGTATACAAGGATGATGCACAGATACTCAGAACTGGATAAAAGAGAGAAGGCAGTCTCAAGAAAGCAGACAGTTGCTAACTTAGTGCTTTTTGTTGGAGTACTGCTTGTGATCAGTTGCTTAGTAGGCACATGGTTTGTCTGCAGTACGATCCAGTCGCTTCAGTTATAGAAAGGAGGCTTGATTCAGATTGAGTGTAACTGTAGTTGCTTCAAATGATCCACAGTTTGAAGAAGTACTAAGAAAGTCAGTAATCGACTTTATCCGTAATGTGGAAAAGGAAAAACTAGAAAAGAAAAAATGATGAATAACGTGGAAGCGTCTCGAATCTTACAACCTGAACACTGTTCATATTGGCAAGGTCAAGCCAGTATCCATAATAAACATCGACTAAGTTGCTCTTGTTGTAAATATCTTCCTATTAAAAATCTATATCACAACGCATGGTGTTCAGGTTGTAGGACTCGAGAAGACATAAAAAAATGAGTCACCGGGACGAAACGCTGACTCATTGCTAAGATTCGAAATGTCTTTAGCTTCCTACATTATATCACATTAGAAAGGAAAACAGAAAAATAAATGATGATTTAAAAACAAGAATCAAAGAGTTGAAAGAAGAACTCGAACTGCTTGAAAAAGCAACAGATGCAGAGGACAAGACCCTGTTCACAATCACGGCAAAGATAGCCAGTCATAGTGATAAGGGAAGTCATATTGTAATCGGTGCAGACTACAACGACGAACAGATGGCTTTACTTTGTTATCTAGCCGGTATGAAAGTTTCTGAAGCCCATAAGGGTGTTGAGAAACTGGTTAGTGGACTCTCAAATGACTTTGTACAAATGATGCTTGAACACGCTGAGAATGTCAAAAGCACAATCGTAGAGGAGGATGAATAAAATGTACTATCAGTTAACTATGCAGTTCAGTCTGGAAGAGATTGACAACGCCAAGAAGATCCTGGATCTAGCGAAAGAGTTAGATGTGAAAAGAATGGATTCGTTAGGTCCATTACCTGAACCGGAAACATTTGCCTGGGAAGAGAATAAAAAAACTCCGTCTCATAAGGGTAAGACAACTGAGAATGAAATTCCATTGGCCAAAGATTGGATGCCTCAAGAAGAAGTAGGTATGGGACCTGTAAAACCTGAAACAGAAAAGCCTCAGAAAGTAGAACACAGCTTTGAAGAATTACGTGGAGCCTGTGCCGAGTTCAAGCAGACACATGGACTTGAAAAGCTACTAGCCATCTTTGCTCAGTTTGGACAGAAGAAATTAACAGATATTCCTAAAGAACGTCATCAGGAATTATGGGAGGTACTGCATGCCTAGTTTACATGCGGTCCTTTCCGCATCCAGTTCAAACCGGTGGATCCACTGTACACCATCGGCAAGACTGGAAGAACATGTGACGGAAAAAGCCAGCATCTATTCAGCTGAAGGAACACTGGCTCACTCCAAAGCCGAAGAGAAGCTTCGTAACTATGTAGAAGGTCACCCTCGCAGGAAAGTGAAATGCGAGGACGGTGAAATGGATGAATGTACTACCGCTTATCGTGACTACGTTATCGAAGTACTGAACACAGAAAAGAAGACATGTGAGGATGCCAAACTGGATATTGAGGTTCAGTTGGATCTGACTCCATGGATTCCTGAAGGATTCGGAACAAGCGATGCCGTTATCGTCAGTGACAATACACTGCACGTTATCGACCTTAAATATGGAAAAGGAGTGCCTGTATATGCACCTCATAACTCTCAGTTACTGATCTATGCAGCAGGAGCTCTTCATGAGTATGAAGCCTATTATGCATTTGACAAGGTAAAGATGCATATCTTCCAGCCTCGTCTGGATCATATCAGTACCTATGAGATCTCAACTGTAGACTTGTGTGACTACATGGAGAATGTCATCAAACCTGCGGCCAAGAAAGCCTGGGAAGGTCAGGGAGAACAGGAAGCGGGCAAGTGGTGTCAGTTCTGCAAGGTGAAAGCCAATTGCAAGGAAAGAGCCAAGATGAACGTTGCGATTGCGGAACAGAACAAACTGTATGATGCCATGCTTCTTACCGATGATGAGGTCGCATCCTTGCTTCCTAGACTGAGTGAGATGAAGAAATGGTGTGCCGACATCGAGGAGTTTGCCTTGAACCAGGCTCTTTCAGGAGTCCATTACAAAGGCTACAAAGTCGTTGAAGGAAGAAGCAGTCGAAAGATCGTGGACGCGGATTCCGTGCAAAAGCTATTAATTGACGAAGGATTTAAGGAAGACGAATTTCTTAAACCAAAGGAGCTGTTATCCATCACGAATTTGGAAAAGCTTGTCGGTAAGAAGAAGTTCACAGAACTGGCCAGTCCATATATCAACAAGCCGGAAGGAAAGCCGACTTTAGTAGAAGAGTCAGACAAGCGTCCTTCGATCGTTAAGACCGGAGTTGAGGACTTCCAGGATGAAGTCCAGTAGACATTTAGATAAAAGAAAGTAGAGGTAATTATAATGTCAACAATTCAAAAAGCAAAAACAGGAGTCGTAAGATTCACATTCTGTCACTTGGCAGAACCATACGCATATGCAGATGGACCTAACAAGAAATACAGTGTGGATATTCTGATCGACAAGTCAGACAAGGCTACATTGAATACGATCAAAGCCAACTATGATGCAGCTAGACAGAAAGGTATCAACGACTATGGTAACTCGTTTGCGTCAAAGGCGACACCTTTCATTCGACCTGCTGGATCAGATAAAGGATTGCTTGTCGACTGTGATCAGGACCCAAGATTAATGTCAGATGCAAACTATAAAGGAATGTACAAGCTAAGCGCTAAATCAACGACAGCACCGGATGTGTGCAAGATCCAGGGCGGCCAGTTAGTGATCATCCCTAAAGAACAGATTGCATCAGAAGTCTATTCAGGATGCTATGGAAAGATCACATTCAACTTCTTCCCATACATCAAGGGAACAGGCGGAATCTCTTGTGGCTTGTCTAATGTATTGAAGACAATGGACGGTGACTACCTTGGTGGTCGTGCTTCTGGTACATCTGATTTTGCAGATGAAGTAGAAGGCACTGATGACAATGGCTGGTTATAAGAATCTTCTTCATATAGACCTGGAAACCTATTCAAGCGTAGATCTTGGAAAAAGCGGAGTATACAAGTATGCAGAGAGTCCTGACTTCAGGATTCTCTTATTTGGATATGCATTCAATGATGAACCGGTAACTGTGATAGACATGGCCAATGGAGAACATCTTCCAATATCGATTTTAAATGCACTTACAGATGAGAACGTAATCAAGGTAGCTCATAATGCCAACTTTGAAAGAGTCTGTCTGACAAGGCATTTAAAAGACCTGCAGGTACTGGATAACTGGTACTCGAAGGACTTTGACAAGAAGCTAAGCTACGAAGGTTTTCTTCCTCCTGAGCAGTGGAAGGATACGATGGTCATGGCCGTAGAACACGGCTATCCGGGTGCTCTTGCTTCCTTAGGTCCTGCTTTAGGACTGGATGAGGACAAGGTCAAGCTTGCAACCGGTAAGCGCCTGATCCAGTACTTCTGCTGTCCTTGCAAGCCAACTAAGGCCAATGGCGGAAGAACAATCAACCTTCCTAAGCATGCACCTGATAAGTGGGAGACCTTCATCGAGTACAACAAACGTGATGTTGAGTCTGAGCAGGCTATCTACAATACACTGGATGCCATGGGTGAGATTCCTGACTTCGAGTGGGAGAACTGGTACATGGATCAGCATATCAACGACAGAGGTATCCAGGTAGCCGTTGACCTGATCCAGTCTATATGGAGCTACCATGAAGAACTGAGTGAAAGCCTTGCAAGAGAGGCTAAGGAAATCACAAAGCTGGATAACCCGCAGAGTGTCATGCAGTTGAAACAGTGGCTGTTTGACACGCAGGGTATCACAGTAAACAGTATTACAAAAGAAGTCGTTAAGGACCTTTTAAAAGAGGATATAAGCGACGATGCAAGAAGAGTTCTTGAGATACGTCAGGAACTTGGAAAAACAAGTGTCAAGAAATATGAAGCCTTCATCCGTTCTGCATGCAGTGATGGAAGAGTCAGGGGATGCTTCCAGTTCTTTGGAGGCCGTACAGGTAGATGGGCCGGTCGATTGATCCAGCCACAGAACTTCCCCAGAAACTCTTTTGATGATATGGAGACGGCTCGTAATCTGGTAGCTCAGAAGGACTGGCCAACACTGGAAGCTCTTTACAGCTCAATGAACGATGTCTTCTCAACACTGATAAGAACAATGATCATACCTCGTCCTGGAACTGTGTTTGCTATTGCAGACTACAGTGCCATCGAAGCACGTGTGATTGCGTGGCTTACACGTACAACGTGGAGACAGGATGTCTTCAAGAATGGGGGCGACATCTATTGCGCGTCTGCTAGTCAGATGTTTGGTGTTCCTGTTGAGAAACATGGCGTAAACGGACATTTAAGGCAGAAGGGAAAGATTGCCGAGCTGGCACTTGGATATGGTGGGGGAACGGCAGCACTGGAAGCCTTTGGCGCCAGCAAGATGGGAATCGAGCCGGAACAGCAGCAGGAGATCGTAACAAAATGGAGACAGGCCAGTCCAAATATCCCTAACTTCTGGTATGCCTTAGGGCATGCATTTGAGAAGGCTATCAATGGAGGCTATACACAGCTTGACCGCAACATGGCCGTATTCAAGTCACATGGCAATGTGTATATCCAGCTTCCTAATGGCAGAAGGATAGCCTATGTTTCGCCATGTATCGAAGATGGCCAGGTCAAGTTCATGGGCTTGAATCAGACTACACGTCAGTGGTGCTGGATTAACACCTGGGGTGGAAAGCTTACGGAAAATGTAGTCCAGGCCATTGCACGAGACTGTCTATGCGAGACGATGAAAGGCTGTGATCTCATAGGCGTTGACTGTGTCATGCATGTACATGATGAGGTCATATGTGAAGCTAATACCTGCATTGAACAGGAGGCCTTTGAAAAACTGCTGGAAGTGATGGCCAAACCTATTGAGTGGGCACCGGATCTGATCCTTGTGGGTGATGGATTTACAAGTACCTACTACAAGAAAGATTAATAGTATGAAGAAATATAAAAGAGAAATCATTGTCGGCATCCTTTGGGTACTTGTCTTTAGCTTTCTGATATGGATGCTGAAGCTGGTGTTTGGACTGGATGTTGCAGAAGCACCTAGACTTGGTGCATGACAGGAGAATGATGATGTCAGCTAAATGGATAGATGCAGAGGACAAACTTTTAAGACAGCTTACTTCTATCGGACTGAACGCAAAGCAGATACACAGTACGTACAGTACTCTGCTTCAGGGACGTTCGGTAAAAGCTATCGAACAAAGACTCTGCTATTTAAATAAACCCGCAGAACAGAGAAGACAGGACGATATGGCCAGTATGGATGATGTAGACCGTCTGATCGAGGCAATAGACAATGCCAGAGACCGCATCTGCAACCGTCTGGACAGTATCGCTCTGTCACTGGCTCATCTGAACCGGACCATGGAAAAACCTGCACAGGATACTGTTTTATCAAAGGAGACCATGCAGGTCTTCCAGGATATCAAAAGAGCCAGCACAGAGACACTGGAATCTGTGAACACAATTAGAAATGATCAGAAAAATATTCTGAACCGAATGAAAGATAAGAACAAGCAGACAGAAAGGAGATAACACATGAAGATTGCCACATGTAAGAACCGAAGACAGAGACAGTACTACAACCAGGAAATGTCGTGGCAGGCTCTGATGGATAAACTGAGCGTTACGAAAAGAACAAGTGAGACCGTAGCACAGTATGCATCCATGACAAGAGACCAGCAGTCAGAAATCAAGGATGTAGGAGGCTTTGTTGCAGGGGAACTACGAGAAGGGAAACGAAACAATCAGTCAGTTATCTCCAGAAGCTGTATCACACTGGATGCAGACTTTGCACCCGGTAACTTCATTGATCTGATCAATGAGAAAGCAAACTTTAAAGGATGTATTTATTCAACACATAAGCATACATCCGAACATCCTAAATTCAGATGGATCCTTCCTTTATCCAGGAACGTGAATCCAGATGAATATGAGTTTTTGGCCAGATGGGTCGCCTCAAGAATCGATATGGATATCTTTGACGATACGACCTATCAGCCGGCTCGTATGATGTTCTGGCCATCGACTTCAAGCAATGGAGACTATGTCTTCAAAGAGATTGACGGCATACTGCTCAACGTGGATATCGTGTTGAAAAATGTAGACGATTGGACAGACATGAGCTTCTGGCCACGTTCGTCAAGAGAAACTGAATTACATAAGAAGATTACAGGCAAGCAGGAGGATCCATTAACGAAGTCCGGATGGATCGGTGCCTTCTGCCGTGCTTACAACATACATGAAGCAATCGCTAAGTTTATTCCGGAGGACTATGTACCTGTGGATAACGATGCGAACCGCTACACCTATGCCAAGGGGTCTACTGCCGGAGGACTTGTTATCTATGAAGACAAGTATGCCTACAGTAACCACAGTACCGATCCAACCGGACAGATGCTATGCAACGCCTACGATCTTGTAAGACTTCACAAGTGGCCAGATGCCACAGACAGTGAGTCCAATGAGTTCATGCTTGAAATGATGCAAAAGGATGACCTTACAAGAAAGCAACTGGCAAAAGACAAGCAGAATGAAATACAGAACGACTTTGCCGATGAGACACAGGAGCAAAGTACCAAGACAGTAGAACCGAGTAAAGACGAAGTAAACTGGCTTGAGCAGTTGGATGTCGACAAACATGGAAACTTCAGAATGACTACGGACAACATTGTCAAGATCCTGATGTGTGATCCCAAACTGAAGGACTCCATCGGTGGAAATGACTTATTCGCTCAAAAGCCTGTCAAGACGGGAAGTCTTCCATGGTGGAAGTTCAACCCAACTGACAGAACCTGGAACGATACAGATGATGCTTCACTTCGCTACTATCTTGAAAAGACTTATCACATCGTGGCCAAGGGCAAGATTGATGATGCTGTAGCCTACGTACAGGAACAGAACAGTTTTCACCCAGTACGTGACTACCTGGACAGCTTGGAATGGGATGGAGTGCCTAGACTGGATACTTTGTTTATCGACTATCTAGGAACACATGACAGTGCCTATACAAGAGCTGTAGCCCGTAAGTCGATTACGGCTGCAGTGAACCGTATCTATGTACCTGGCTGCAAGATGGACTATATGCCTGTACTTGTAGGTCAGCAGGGTATCGGTAAATCACATATGCTCAGTATCCTTGGCGGTGACTGGTTCTCGGATTCGATCACTACGATTGCAGGAAAAGAAGGGTATGAGGCACTGCATGGATCATGGATCGTTGAATGGTCTGAATTATCTGCAGCCAGAAAAGCAGACATTGAATCCATGAAGCAATTTATTTCAAAGCGTGATGACAGATACCGCAAGGCATATGCAAGACGAGTTACTGATAATCCAAGACAGTGCGTTTTCTTCGGTACCACGAATGACACAGAGTTTTTAAGGGACTATACAGGTAATCGCCGCTTCTGGCCAATTGGAACAGATCCAGAGCGTGCAACGAAGGTTGTATTTACACAGCTTCCTAAGGAGCGTGATCAGATCTTTGCCGAAGCAAAACAGAGATTCAAGGAGCATGAACCTTTATTCCTGGATGGAGAACTATTGAAAGAAGCTCAGCAGGCTCAGGAAGAATACACGTACAGAAGTGTGCGTGAGGACATGGTTCGTGAGTACCTGGATAGAAAGCTTCCGACAAACTGGCTGGATATGGAAGTGGGTGCTCGTGTTCAGTGGCTTGAGAATCCTAAGAATGAAGGCGTTGAAGAACGTGACTGTGTAAGTCTATTAGAGATATGGTGCGAGGTCTTCAACGATGTAAAGGTAAGATTCTCAAACTCAGATCAAAGAGAACTGAAAGCTATCATGGATCACATTGGCTGGAAGCGTACTGGATCCATAAGACAGCGCGGTGCTTCCTATGGAAAACAGAGAGTCTACTTAAGGCCAAAGAAGTAACAACAATTTGAAAGGAAAACAAATATGGAGAATAAACTAACAGATTTGAACAACATTCTCTTCGAACAGATCGAGCGTCTAAATGATGACGATCTGCATGGTGAGGCATTAAAGCAACAGATCAAGAGAAGTCAGGCAATTGAAAGTGTTGCAGGTATGATCATTGCCAATGCCAATACAGTGCTAAAAGCAGAGAAGCTGAAAATGGAGTATGCAATGGATGACAGAGATCCTAGTCAGGTGCCTGAAATGTTAAGAATCGAAGACAGAAAGAAGATAGGATAATGCCTAAATACTTACTCAGTAAAGAACAGAGTGACTACCTGGTCAGTATCATTGAGGGAAGAAGAGTTAGTGAAGTGACTAAAATGCTAAATGAGCACTTCGGCACTTCCTTTACAGAAAAGCAGATAGATGCCTACAAGCATAATCATAAGTTGAAAAGTGGCATTAACCCAGGACGGTGCCTTGGAAGCTGTAGAAAATACACTGTGGAACAGATTGAATATCTAAGAGAAATCGCTCCCGGAAGAGGAACCGATGAAATCGCGAGGATGTTCAATGAACGATGGGGTACAAACTATACACGTCAGCAGATACAGTCCATCAAGAAGAACTACAAGATCGTCTCAAGCTGGGACACCCGGTTTAAAAAAGGTCATGTTCCAGTTAACAAGGGTACTACGGGCATGTTCAATGTTGGTGGTAATATTGGAAGCTTCAGTAGAGGCCATAGACCAGACAACTGGTGCCCTATTGGAACTGAGACTGAGAGCAAGGATGGCTACGTGTATGTAAAGATAGCGGACAAGTACAAAGGAAAGAAAAAGGATAACTGGAAGGCCAAGCACATACTTATTTATGAAAAAGCACATGGGCCTATCCCTGAAGGATATAAATGCGCTTTTCTAGACGGCGATAGAAGAAACTATGACCTAGATAATCTTGTCCTTGTCAGTAAGGCCGAAAGTGCCTATATGGCCCGAAACAGGCTGTATACAGATGATAAGGAACTGACGCGTACCGGTGTAGCGCTTGCTAGGCTTGGTACAACTATCAATAAGAAAGGGAAGAACAAATGAAAGACAAGATGTGGGACTTTCTCGAAAAGGGACAGAACAGTAGTGGAAACCCGGAAGGCCTGGAAAGTCTAGTTGATGAACTGATTTACATGACATCACAGAAGACTGCAGGACAGAACCGCAGTGACAACAAGAAGGACCTTCCATTTGCCCTTGTTGACCTTTTAAGATGGTCTATCGTTTGCGAGGCTACCGCTCTTGTACTGGATAAGAGGTGGCCTGAAATTAAGAAGTTATTTGAAAAGGAGAACAAACAATGAATCCAGAAATTAAATTGCACACAGATTTTGAAACTTTTACAGAAGATCATACTGAAATTACGGAACAGTATAAACGCAATCAGTGGCTCTATAAATTTGGTGACATCAAAGTAAGTGTGATCTGTCATATGTATGAAAGAAGGATTATATCTTACGGAGATGGCTTTTCTCCATTTGAGTTAGCACTTATAGGTGCTGATAATGGAATGATCGGTGATCCTATTGGATATCTAACAGAAAAGAAAGTAAATCGAATCCTTCACAAAATAGACAGAGCCATAAAGATGAAACAGGCTATCAATGAGGACTTTGTGGAAAGATTAGGAGGCTGCTGATATGACAAAAGCAAATGAATACTGCAAGCAGGCAATTGAAATGAACAAAGTAGCGTATGGAGACAAAGTGGATATGATCAATCATCCTAAGCATTACTGCAGAGAGGATGCTATTGAATGCCTTGATGAGATGAGGCTTGTATTTGGTGATGATATCGTAGCAGCCTTCTGTCTATGCAATGTATGGAAGTACCGCTACAGAGCCGCCAGCAAAGGTCAGAAAGAAGATCTGAAGAAGTCAGACTTTTATATGCGTAAGTATAAGGAACTTATTAATAAGGGACTATTGCAAGGAGACAAGTCACTGCAGGAACTGAAAGAGGCTGTTCACTTTGATTTTCATGGATCAGATGATGAGGAGGATGGTGTATGACAAGAAAACCAGTCATGCATTTATTGATTACAGATAAATGCGACAGAGATTGCAAATGGTGCTGCAACAAACAATATGATGTCAACGATATTCCAGTTGCAACAAAAGAGGAATATGAATCTGTAAACACAGTGTGTTTAACGGGCGGAGAACCATTTGAATATTCGATTCCTAGTGATGTAGCAACATGGCTAAAGTCTACATATCCAAACATCAAAAGAGTGTATGTATATACGAATGCAGCTCCGTTATATGATCATTTTTTGGAGATTGCTGCAAAGAAATCTAAATTTGATTGTCTTTCAAATATAGATGGATTGAGTATTTCAATTAAAAACAAACACGATCTATGGTCGTTTGTACCTATTGCAAAACATAAACCAGTAGCAAAACTAAAGAGCAACTTATTATATGTGTTCGATAATTTGCTTCCGGAATATATTGGTAATTTCAAAGTGATAAATAGGGAGTGGCAAGAAGATTTTAAGCCAGCTAAGAACACTATTTTTAGAAGATTGGAGGGTATTTAAAATGCAAGGGTCATTTGTGAATCAGATTAAAGGTGTGATTAGTATATTTATCTTAAGTTTATATATTGTTTCAATATGTGCGATTATATTGTGCCACGCTAAGGGCATCAAAGATCTTGAAGAGACAATTAAATCGTTTATTTTGACGATTAGTATCATCAGTATAATTCTTGCAGTTTTTTAAAAGGAGAAAGAGAATGAATGGATATCAAAAAGCGTTGCAAGTTCTTGAAAAAGAACATCAAGTTACATGCGAAGCAGCAGGGATAGAAGAGACCGCTCGTGCCAAGGCATATTATGGATGATTTAGCCATGGCTGACGAAAAAATTAGGTCATGCCAGACAACAAGTTGTAGTGATTGTGAGTTTTCAAAGGAAAACGGTGAATGTATTGGTAAAAGTAAAATAAGAAAATGGTTTGATCAACCGTACAAAAAGCCAACATACAAGTTAACACAATGCGAATACGATATGCTGGATACAATGTTCGAAAAGGATGCTAGATTTTCAACAGTGTATTCGATTGGTGAATTAAAAAAGAAGGGTTATTTCGAAAATATTAAGTGTGGCCGTAATGTGCTAGTCAAAGATATTCTAGCAAACTGTGAGGTGATTCAATGATCTGCTTTATGGTTGGGTTCTTTGCTGGAGGGCTAGGTACGATGATGTTGTATTCCGTTATCGTGTCCGAAAGGATCAACAGTCTGGAGTACCAGAACGAACAGCTAATGTATGAACTGGAACAAAGAAAAAAGGATCTATTAGCGTACAGATGTATGTATAGAAGTGCCTATGATGGATTCGAGGAAACTAAATGAACAGAGAATTTATAGATGCAGGTATCAAGCTGCATGTGACGGTTGAAAGCAAGGAGGCACTTAAGAAGCTGGAAAAACTGATGGTGTCTTTATGGCATACAACTAGAGAACAGACACGTGAAGATGAGGAACTGAATGTGCATAGTATTGAATCAGAAATCTATAGAAGAATACAGGAGAGTGAAAATGAAAAAGAAGAAATTTGTTATGACTAAGGAGACAAACTTAGAACATTATCTCGAACAGATTAAGAAAATTGAGGACTATGATTCTTTCTGTATCAGAAAGGACGATCAGGCATTATGTGCTTGCGGAGAAGTAGATTGTAATAGATGTACATTTGGAGACGCGGGTAACTGTGCCATTGCCAGAATAGACTGGATGGCAAGTCCTTATACTAGAGATCGCTGTCATCTGACAAAAGTTGAATGGGATATCCTGGATGCCTATGTCCAAGAAAGTTATCTAGGCACGTTCAAACAGTTCAGTAATCTGATGTGCATGAAGGAAAAAGGCTACTTTAAGAGCGTGGATTCAGGTAAAGAACTGAAGGAAATCCTGGCAAATTGTGTTGTGATCGAACACAAAGATTAGAAACAGGACCGTTTCCAAAAGCGTGCTTCTGGCAACAGTGGGCAACAGTGACGACAACTTGTGAAAAAATGTAAAAAAATCACATGGAAACCAGGGAAACGGTGAAGATAAAAAATGGCAACAGTAATTTTCGAGAGCGTTGTCGGCAAATCTGTTTTAAATAAAAGCTATTTCATAGCAAAGCAACAGTGGCAACAGTAATTTTGTTAACTTAATAAATATATATAAATGTATATAATGCGTGCACATATGTATACGCGCGCGTAACAATATATAGTAAATATGAAATATATATAGAAAAAGTTGGGACTACCGTTTCACTGTTGCCTCTGTTGTCCTGACATAGAAAGGAAGGTAAAAACAATGAATCGAGAAACAAACAAGGTCTATATAGGACAGTACGGCATCGGGATGCAAAGTCTTGTGGCTGTTGAGGAACTGTCTGAACTGCAGAAGGCCATCACAAAGCTGATCCGATACCCTGAAAAAAGTATCAAGCCACTTGAGTATAAAGGGCTACGTTCCAACCTTGTGGAAGAGATGGCTGATGTACTGATCATCATGGATCAGATAAAATACTACTACGGCGTAAGTGATGATGAGATCAACGACATCATCCAGGCTAAACAGGAACGCATGATGAAGAATTACAGGGAGGGGCTTTAATGATTACAGAATCAAATATAGAACTCTATCTAGTGAATAAGATCAACTCTATTGGCGGTCTAGCGATGAAGTTTACAAGTCCAGGACTTTCCGGTGTACCAGACAGACTTATACTCTACAGAGGACTTGCTTTCTTTGTAGAACTGAAAAAGCCACATGGCAAACCCCGAGAACTTCAGAAGAAGATGGCCAAGCGAATAAGAAGCCGAGGTATCAAGGTGTTCTGTATCTCAACCAAGGAACAGGTCAATGAGCTTGCAGCAATGCTTGAATCCGGTATCGAGCCAATGGAGCAGCATCTTGATCGAATTTAAGCCGCATGCCTATCAGAAGAAGGCCATCCAGTTCGGCCTGGATCATGAAAGATGTGGTCTTCTTCTTCCCATGGGTGCCGGAAAGACAGTAACTACACTTACGATATTGAATGAATTAATAGGCATCGAAGTAGCGAGGATACTGATCATAGGTCCTGTGCGTGTCATAAAGAGTACATGGCCGGATGAGATACAAAAGTGGTCTCATACTAAGGACATAAAGTTTTCAGTTGTTGCAGGCACTGCCATACAGCGTAAGAAGGCATTACAGGTGGATGCACAGATCTACCTTATCGGAAAAGAGAATGTGACATGGCTTGTAGAACAGAACCTGTTCGATTTTGACATGGTTGTCATCGATGAACTTTCCACATTCAAGAATCCAGGTTCCAAAAGATTCAAGGCACTTCGTAAGATGATGCCACTGACTGAGCGCTTCATAGGTCTAACAGGTACTCCTGCCCCCAAGGGAGTGCCAGACCTGTGGGCTCAGATTTATCTTATGGATCAAGGTGAAAGACTTGGCCGAACATTGTCTGAGTTCAGAGCCAGGTATCTTAAGCCTGGAAGGCAGAATGGCCATGTCGTGTACGACTGGAAAGTGCGTGATGGCTGTGAAGAACTGATCTACGAAAGAATCAGTGATATCTGCATGAGCCTTGATCAGAAAGACTGTGCTGAGCTTCCCCCTGTTCAGTACATCAAGGTCAAGGCTGCAATGTCAGAAAAAGCCATGAAAGCATATACAACATTTAAACGTGAAAAAGTGCTAGAATTTGAGAGCAATGAAGAACTGATGGCTGTGAATGCAGGAGTCCTTTGTGGCCAGCTGTTGCAGATGACTTCGGGAGAGATCTATATCAAGGATGAATTTGGTGACAATGTAGGCACAAAAGTGATACATGATGCAAAGCTGAATTCTTTAGATGATCTGATTGAATCAGCTAACGGAAATCCGGTTATGGTGTTCTATTACTACCGTCATGAGCTTTCACGAATAAAGGCCCATTTAAAGGCTCAGGGCCTCAACGTAAGAGCCTTGAGAGATGAAAAAGACGTTCGAGACTGGAATAATGGAGACATTGATGTCCTTCTGATCCATCCAGCCAGTGCCGGCCATGGTCTTAACCTTCAACAAGGTGGTCACATAGCTGTATGGTACACATTACCAAATTGGAACCTTGAACTGTATCAGCAGGCAAATGCCCGAATCTACAGGCAGGGACAGAAAGAGAATGTGTCAATCTATCAGATCATAGTTCCTGGAACCATTGATGAGGATATGCTGAAGGCGCTGGATGAAAAGGATGTAACACAAAAGAGGCTCATCGAAGCCTTGAGGAGGTAGCATGAAAGCAAAGCTAATTAAACTGACTTCTGGATATGAGCATGGACTTGTTGCAGGAACCGGAAGACTGAAAAGGGATTACATCGGACTGACCGGTGAGATCCTACGGAAAAGATGCTACAAAAGTGACGTGGGCTCACATTTTGTGTTGATGGACATCCAATTTCCGGACGGAGCCCTGTTCTGCGTTGAACCGGAACAGGTCCGTATCCTGGAGGAATAGTATGAAAGAACGCAAAGCTATAATACTTGCACTTGTCTGCAGTCTGACACTTGCCTTTCTGATATTCCTTTTCTACATCCTGATCACAAATATATCAGGACTACTCATTAAACTGTTTGCGTTCAGTCTGACTGGACAAATGTATTAAGTATCGATGGACGAACTTCGATAGAAGCGATGCTTACTAGAATCATGGAGGTAAGCGATGACAAGAGAAGATGCAGTCTATATTCTGCAGGAATTAAAATCAATTCGATATTATCGAAACAAACTGAAAGAAATCCGAATCCTTCTACAGGACCTAACGGATCAGATCAATGATATTCAGACACCTCACTGCCCTTTAGGTGGTGAAGGGGTCAAGATTGAAAACCACAAGGAAAAAAGTACGATTGTGAATGGACTACTGTCTGATGAACAGGCTCTAATGGATGAACAGGCATTCTACATCAAATGCCTTGCTAGAGCTGAAGGCTACTATAAAAGATTGCAGTTAGTCTGCAATGATAACGAAAGAGCCTTCAGTGAGGACTTCGTAAATGGCGAGCCCTACAGACATCTTGAGTACAAGTACGGTTACTCGAATGTCTATGACAAAATGATTCGGCTCATTTCAAGGATTTTAAAATAAAGACTTAGGAAACTAAGCGTGTCAACAGAGTATAATGGTATCGTACAAAAGTCGGGAGAGATAAATCTCGGCTTTTTTGTTTTGCTTGCCTGGGATAGGCAATCAAGGGCTTTTTCGTTTTCCTTTCACCTTGAGAGCCTATTTTGATTGTCTATCCGAAGCAAGCTGGAAAGTGAGGTAACGTATGCCAAAAGCAAAACATCCACGTGGATCCGTGCGACTGACTGAGAAGCAGAAGATCTTCGTCCATGAATACCTGAAAGATATGAACAGTGTAGAAGCCGTCATGAAAGCATATCCAAGCTATAAAGGCCGCCGCGATGCAGCTAGCAAGTATGGCTATGAGCTGCGTAACATGCCAAAGGTCAAGGAATACATTGATCAGGTCATGGAACAGATCAAGGCCGACGATATTGCCGACGTGACAGAGGTCATGCGATACCTTACTAAGGTTATGCGAGGTCATGCAGAGTCTGAAGAAGTCCTTGTAGTTGGTGATGGTGAAGGTGTGTCACACATTGAGCACACTTTAAAGAACCCATCTGAAAAGGACCGGTTAAGAGCCGCGGAGCTTATTGGTAAACGATACAGCATGTTTACGGATAAAGTGCAGGCTGATGTAGTCCTTCCAGTCTTTGAAGGAGAGGATGACCTTGAAGAGTAGATTCAAGGAGAAACGAATCAACATAGCCAAAGTCGTAGGCCGAGGATATAAGAAATTCTGGAATTTTAAAGGACGTTATAACGTGATCAAGGGTTCGCGTGCTTCAAAGAAATCAAAAACTACAGCATTACGCTGGATCTATTTGATGATGAAGTACGATAAATCGAATTTGCTTGTAATCCGTAAAACATACAGAACCCTGAAGGACTCATGCTGGACGGACTTGAAGTGGGCTACACGACGACTTGAAGTTGAGAGTCTGTGGTCCTTTAAGGAATCACCTTTAGAAGCTACTTACCTTCCAACAGGACAGAAGATCCTTTTCAGAGGACTGGATGATCCGTTGAAGGTTACATCTATCACAGTAGACTATGGCTACTTGTGCTGGGCCTGGCTGGAAGAAGCCTTTGAAGTCAATTCAGAGGCAGACTTTGATACCTTGGACGAATCCATTCGTGGTGAGCTTCCGCCAAACTTATGGAAACAATGGGTAATCAGTTTCAACCCCTGGAACGAGAGACACTGGCTAAAAAAGAAGTTCTTCGATGTCTCGAATCCGGATATTCTGGCACAGACCACGAACTACACTTGTAACGAATGGCTTGATGAAGCGGATAAACGCTTATTCGAAAATATGAAGATCAACAATCCACGACGATACAATGTCGCAGGATTAGGGAACTGGGGAATCACTGAAGGGCTTGTTTATGACAATGTTCACATTGATTACCGGTTTGAACTGACCGACATGGTCAACTATAAAACAGTATGCGGTATGGACTTTGGTTACACGAATGATCCTACTGCATTTTTTATTGGATTCCTGGATGAGAAAAACAAGGCTTTGTACATCTGGGATGAATTGTATGAAAAGGGACTGACCAATCGAATGATATATGACCGTCTCGTGTCAATGGGATATGGGAAAGAATCTATCGTCTGTGATTCGGCAGAACCTAAGTCAATCGCAGAATTGAGAGGCTATGGCTTGAGAGCAAAAGCTGCTGTTAAGGGTAAGGACTCAATATCACATGGTATTCAGTACATCCAGGGCTTAACGATTTATATACACCCTAGATGTGTGAATTTTACAACTGAGATTCAGAACTACACCTTTGACAAGGATAAGTTTGGAAATGCAATCAACCAGCCAATCGACGACTTTAACCACTTGATGGATGCTATGCGTTATGCGCTTGAGAAATACGCAATGGGCAGAGTTACTATCAAGACTTTTAAATAGAAAGCGAGGTACCTATGAGTCAAGTTAAAAATAAGCCTTTTGTATTACCTGATCCACTGGTAATCGACGAAGCTATGGTGGCCAATGGTGTGTCTATGAACATTGTAAAGGCCTATATTGAAAAGCATGCAAAACGAATTAGACGCTATTCTTATTTAGAGAATCTGTATAAAGGCTTTCACAATATCTATCAGCAACCAGAAAAAGAATCCTGGAAGCCGGATAACCGACTTGTGGCCAACTTTCCTCGATATATTACGGATACCTTCATGGGCTATGCCTATGGTAACCCGATTAAGAAATCACATGAGGATGAAACTATTAATGAGGCTTTGAAAAACTTTGATCGTGATAATGAAATCACAGACCATGACTTCGAGCTTTTCAAGAATGTGTGTATCTACGGTCATGCCTTTGAATACCTTTATCAGGATGAAGAACGACGAACGAAGATGACCGTTGTAAAGCCTGATGAAATGTTCGTGGTTTATGATGATACGGTTAAGCATAGAGCCTTGTTTGCAGTGCGATATGGATATCATGATACCGATGGAGATTTGTCGACTAAGGATCAATGGGGAAATCTGTATGGTGAAATCTTGACTAGAAACAGTATTGAGCGCTTTGAAAAGGGCGTGAAGGTACCAGGTGAAGTTTATGAGAACCCATACGGATATATTCCTGTAGTCGAATACAAGATGAACGAAGAACGTATCGGCCTGTATGAACCTATCACAGGACTTACTGAAGAATATAATCACACGATTAGTGAAAAAGCTAACGATGTAGATGCCTTTGCAGAAGCCTATTTAGCTATTCTAGGTGCCGAAGTCGATGAAGACGGCGTACAGAGAATTCGCGATGACCGAGTAATCAATATCTACGGTACAGATGATGCTAAGGATATCCTGGTACAGTTTCTAACTAAGCCAACGGCAGATGCTACCCAAGAGAACTTGTTACAGCGTCTTGAACGTTTGATCTATCAGATCTCGATGGTAGCGAATATCTCGGATGAGAACTATGGTCAGTCTACCTCAGGTGTAGCCTTAGCTTACAAAACACAGGCTATGAGTAACCTGGCACTTGGCTTTGATCGTAAGATTGAGAAATCAATGCGAAAGAGATATAAAATCTTCTGTTCATTGAACACAAACGTTTCAGACAAAGATGCCTGGATGGACATGGATATCAAGATGTCTAGAAACCTTCCTAAGAACCGTCAGGAAGAAACACAGACCGCACGAGATGCAGAAGGTATCGTATCTAAGGAAACACAGTTGTCTTTATTATCCTATGTTCCGGATCCTAAGGAAGAATTGGATCGAATTGAAAAAGAAAATGAAGAACATATGCAAAACCGTGCTGATTCCTTTGATCCAAACGATTTGCTAATTGATGAGGACGAAGAGGATGAGCAAAAGCAGTAACTACTGGAGAAAGCGAGAGCGTGAATGGAAGAAAGCAGATTTAAAAGATGAAGCCGAGTACATTCAGGAGATCCAGGACATTTACAGTACGATGCTTACCCAGATCAACAAAGAGATTGAGTCCTTCTTCGTTCGATATTCAAACAAAGAGGGTATGTCAATGGCTGAAGCTAAACGCAAGGCATCTGATATCGACATAAAGGAATACGAGAAAAAAGCCAAGAAGTACGTAAAAGAAAAAGACTTCTCAAAAGAAGCCAATGAACAGATGAGACTTTATAATCTGGCTATGAAAGTCAACCGACTTGAACTTTTAAAAGCAAACATAGGCTTAGAATTTACCGCTGGCAGTGATGAGCTTGTTTCCTTCACAAAGGAAAAGCTAGAAGGCGCCGCACTTGAACAGATTCAACGAAATGCAGGTATCCTAGGAGATACAATTGTTGATAATGCTAAAACCGCAAAGACAATTGCAAATTCAAGTTTTAAAAACGCTACATTTTCAGAACGAATCTGGTCACAACAGGACCTATTGAAAAATGACCTTTATGGAATACTTTCAACAGCTTTGATTCAAGGCAGAAACCCTAGAGAATTTATTCCTAAGGTACGAAAGAGCTTTGACGTAACAAGGTACCAGGCCGAACGTTTACTGCGTACAGAGCTAACTAGAGTACGTATACAGGCTCAGGCCGAGTCTTATGAAGCAAACGGAATCGATGAATATGAATATGTTGCATGTGGCTTAAAAGATGTATGTCCACTTTGTAAAGAATTGGATAAGCAGATCTTCAAACTAAAGGACATGGAGCCAGGAGATAATGCACCTCCAATGCATCCAAATTGTCACTGCAGTACAGCGCCTCACTCAGACAGAAAAGTGTATGAGCAGTGGCTAGATGGTCTAGCAAGCGGTGATCACAATCTAAGATTCGATGAGTGGAAAGAAAAACAGGCTTTGCATGAAAATAAAAAAGGACCAATCACAGTAATAACCGAATCTGCTATAAATAGGGTCCCACTTATGAAGCTTACTAGACTTACTGAAAAAGAGGCTAAAAAATTACAAGCGATTCACAAGCGATTATTGGAAGAATCTAGAGTTCACAACCAATCAAATGAAGTAGGGTATAAAATGACTCCTGACTTTAAGCCAAAAGAAATAAAATATGGTTCTGATGATAAATTGATCTTTTCAAGTGTAAGTATTTCACCTAAGACTTATGTAGCGCACAATCATCCAAGAAATAATAGTTATTCTATAAATGACTTGCTTTTTTTCCATGAGAATGAGGACGTTCAGCTATTAACTATTGTAAAAAATAATGGTAATATAGAATTACTAGATAAGGCAAACTTTGATAAGGGTAAATTTAAAACCCTAGTACAACGAAATATAAAAAAATATACTTCTAATAAAGGTGAAATTGACTATGATAAAGTAGTTAGTCAAACTCTAAAAGAAGCATCTAAGAAAGGACTGATAGAATGGATGAAAAGCTAAATACTAACGTGTTAGATGGGTCTGAAGAAGAACAAGAAAGACAATTGAAATTGTGGCTGGGATTATCACCGGATCAGTCATTTGCGGATTTGCCTGATATTCCAGAAGATCTTGAAGAGAATGAAAACTAGGTAAAGAAAGATATGGTAATAAAAATGGCTAGTAACGATATGCAGGTATTGATGTACAAGATTTTAAAGTACTTATATGAATGTATGAAGCTTGGTAAAGAAGCAAGGCTAGAAGACTTTTCTTATAGCTCGGAACTATTTGATGTTCCTAAAAGCTATTGGTTGGAAGTTATTTCCACATTAGTAGCCCATGGCTACATCAAAGGGTTTAAGATATATGAAAACAAGTATAAAGACGTTAAATTCTATGTCGAAACAAATCCGCCTTTCAAGATTACCTATGAAGGTGTTATCTTTTTGGAAGAAAACAGTGGTATGAAAAAAGCATCTGAATTTGTAAAAGATTCTTTTAACATCGTGTTATCCTCTTTGCTGGGCGTTATTCTATAGAAAAAATATGACATATTATGGTCACTCAAAACGAGTGGCCTTTTATTATGCAAGGGAGTGATACTATGGATTATTATTTCAC